TCAATAATTTCAACCAAAGCATATCTATATACCCTAGTATCGTCTTGCCATTGAAAATGCAATAACTGTTTAGGTTCTTTGTATAAACCTAGATTTCTAGGATCAAAGTCACTCTTTGTCATGTTTCAATATATATTTGCGTCTTAATTTTCTAGGATGGGTAAGTTGTTGCCATATCTCATTATCCGTTCTACACTCTTTAAGATTAAATCCATGATGTGCTTTGGATGTATGTTTAAAGCGATCTACAAGCACGTACCTGTAAACATAGTCGCCTTTTTTTAAATGAATAAATGTTTCTAGTTTCTTAGTTGTTTTCATAAACTCGGGGGGTGTTACCACCCCCCATAGTTACAATTAGTCTACTGTGTAGAAAATTGCGATTTTAAAAGTACCAGTTGAAGTACCTGTAGTCGTGATAATGATATCAGTCGCAGCTGAATATTCATAACCAAAACCAGCGATAGCATTCAATCTAGTTATAGTCGCAGCAGATGCAGTATCAGTAGATGTAATAAATCTATCTGGATCACCCGCATCACCCACAGTCGCAGTTGTACCTGTTCCCATGTCGTCAGCGTGTAATACAACATCATATACGATTGCACCTTTTGGTAATTTAGCAACTGAAATAGTTCCTGCTGCTAAAGAAGATGCTTCGTAAGTGTCATACTGTACTCTTACTTTTCCACCCCATTGCGATACGTCTACCATATCCTTAGGAGTGTTTTCGCTTAATTGGTAATTTACGCCATTAGCCATATTTATATCCTCCTATGTTTACGCTTCGTACGCTTGGATTTCTACTACTTTTTCTTCTTCCATTCTAGTCGCACCGAAAGACGCACAGTAGTAAACTTGAGTAGCATAACCTTTGTCAGCTCTCTCATCTATTCTTGCTGTTACATCTTTTCCTACGCCAAGACCAATTCCGTCTTGAGCATAAGCGATACACTGTCTGTTAGAACCAGTAGTATTCAATCTGTTTGACACAATAAAGTTAAAGCCTAAGAAAGAATTAATCTCTCCGTTAGCTAATGCTTTTACTGTGTTGAAGTCACTTGAAGTCACTTCAGTTGTACCTAATAAATCAGTGACTTGTTTAGGCGACACAATGATGAATCTTGGGATTGATGGATCAACGCTGTTTAAGTCTAGGATCTCTTTTGCAGATCTTAACTTAGCGATTGTTAAACCACCAGTACTAGCTTCAGTTATCTTCTGACCAGAAGGTAACGCAGTTGAAGTAGAACCCGTTTCACCAGTATATGCAGTTCCTAATGCAGCACTGATTATTTCATCATCCATTGCTCTTCCCATAGCATAAGCTGCAGCTTGAGCATAAGATGAAGTTGGATCAATTAAAAGTCTCACTTTGTCTTGATCGTCAATTAGGTCAGCGAATTCATAATCCACAAGAGATACTCTTCTTCTCGCATGAGGAGTGTCAATTTGTGGAGTATCGCCGTGTCTGCTAGTTCTTTTCACAGCGGTTACTGAACCGACTTGATCAAAGAAAGCATTCTTACCTACGACACTTTCAAGACGAACTTTGTCTCTTAATAACGATCCCATTTGTTGAGATAGCATTTGTACGTTAGCTGAATACTGCTGTACAAAAGCTGTTGTTACTTGATTAGACATATTTGTCTCTCCATTTGTTAAAGTTAAATTAACCTACACCCTGTAAGTTAATAAAATAAAACAGAGAGGTTCTCCGTCAGAATTGACAGGCATCTCTTGCATTTAAGGTCTGTTAGACCGCAGTCTATTCCTTGCTGTCAGTAGGGTTCTTGCGAATTGTCCTACCTTTGCTAGACGAATTTTTATTCGTCTTACAAATCCATGTATAGTATTCGTCAGCGATTGGCAAGGGATTAGCTTTCTGATATTCAGTGCCATTCTCCTTAACCAATCGTAAGACTTCTAATCTAAGCTCTTTTTCGGATAGATGGTTATTTTCCGCCATGTAACATTTCTCTCATGGTGTAAACTTGTTGTACCATTTTACTATGATCTGGATGAGTTTTATTCCAGTATGGTCCTGATCTATCATTCACAATCTTAGAGATTTCTGTCTCTAAATCTCTGCCTTGATCAACTGTTTCTGATTCTGGTGTTGCCATTTTATCTTCAGATAAAAGTCCAGCAATCTTAGCGAAACCTTTAATCACTTCAGGATGATCTCCAAGTCGTGTGCCATCTTTAAGTTGCATATCTAATACATCACCTGACATATTGGCTTTTGCAACTGAAGCGGCTTTGGTAATATTAGATTCATACTGTTTACCCCACTCTTGTCTTAGCTGTTGTTCAGCTTGAGCTTGTGCAGTTTCTGTATCAATCTTGAGTTGTTGCACAGAATTTTCAGAGTTCTGTTTATAGAAATCTAAAATCGCTTGTGCTTGTTTTTCATTCAAACCTGTTTTGTGTGCCACTTCTGCAAATGATTTAATTGCATTTTCATCTACAGGAGCAACTTCAGATTTAAAATCTAGTTTATATTTATCAGGAGACTCAGGTCTGCCTAACTTACTATAAACTTCATTCCACTGATCTTCAGTAGAATTATTGGTTGGCACAGCAATCTTATCTGAACCAATCATCTTAGTTGCATTAATGTAAGACTTAGCCAGTGCATCAATCTCTGTAAACTTAGAAATGTTTGGATCGTTTCTAAATTCTTCAGAAATGGTTTCTTTCCAAGATCTTGCGGTCTGGACTGTGTTATCTGTGGTTGATGATACTAATGTATCTTTTGTTTCTGTAGATGTTGTTTCTTGTGGTGTTGTCTCTACAGGCGAAGAATTACTCTCCGTTATCTGCTCGTTTGACATTTTCATTTTCCTTTTGCAGCATTGATTTAATAAATAGAAGAACGCTGCGTTGTCCTTCCATATATGCACTCTCATGGCTATCGCCTTTAACATTCGTTGTAGACATGAAGTGACATCTCTTTTCAAGATCATCCATGACAAGTTTGCCTTGGTCTGATCCAAAAACTATTTTATATATTTCTTTTAACTTCTTAATTTCGTTTATCATTACTCTGCGTTAGCTAAAGCCTTTGCCTCTTCGGGTAATGCTTTTGCGAGTGGTGCTACCTTTCCTCCAGCTTCAGCTGCTTGTTGCAGCATTTGCATTTGTTGCATCTGTTCTTGCTGTTGTTGTTTTTGTTGTCTCTCAGCGTTCACTTGAGATTGTGGTTTTAAAATTTTTTGTGGAACACCGACAATATCCATTAGATGTTTAACCAGTTTATCAAAATTCACATAATCAAACACAGGAGCAACATTAGCTAATGATCCCATGATTTCAATTCCTCGCATGATAGATTGTAACTCTGTAGATTTTTGAGCCTTGGCAAGAGGTGAAACATATTCAATCTCAACATCTTTACCTGCTAAAAATTCTGGTGCAGGTCTAAATAAATTATTTCTTAAACAAATATTAAACGCTCTATCAATAAGCGGTTTTAATAATTCAGATTGTAATCTTCCTAATACGGGTCCTAATAATCTCATCTTCTCTTCGTTTCTTTGGATGACTTCTGTTGCTGTCATTTGTGGACCTTGTTGCATCATTAACTGATTGACATAGAACGCATTACGAATTGCATTACGTCTTTGTTCTTCCATGTTTAAACCTAGTGGATTGTTTGCACCAATATTTAAAGGTTCAATTCTATCTCTTGTGCCTGATCTGTAAAAGTTTAATCCACCAGGAACAGTTCTTACCGGTAACATAAATCCATCGTCAGGGACGAGCAAAGGTGGATCAACTTGTTTCTGTGCTGCTTTGATTGTGGTCTTAGACATTTCATTAAGCATCTTCACATCAGGAAGTGCAGTCATCGCTGGTGATCTTCCATAGATTTCGTGTGATGCTTTTAGATATCTTGGCACAACAAAAGGAAATTCTCTAAATCCTGATACGGATAACTCTTCTCCTTTAGCTGTCATGTAAACCGATTCAAATGGCATATTCTTTTGATCTTGTTTTCTAACATCAAAATCTGCTCTTGGATAAACCGCATGAATAATATCTACTTCTTCGTATGGATCTTTTTTATTTAAAACTTCAAAGTTAGGACTTGTTCCAAACTTTTGTATTGCGGCTCTGACTGAAAGTTTAAACTTTCTAAAGACTGTATCAATTCTACCTTTATCATTTTCTGCAATAAAGATTTCGTTAATGTGTCGTGTTGAGAATTTTAAAATATCTTCTTCATCTTCTTCAATGAACATGGCAGCTGTACCAAAGGTAATCAGATCATGGTACAATTCAAAAATTTCTTGTTGGAAGTTAGAACGATTGAATGCAGTGTACATCGTATCAGTTGCAGACTCTAACCATTCTTTCGCTTCATCTTCAAACTCCATATCCTCTTCTTTAAATCTTAAAGAGAACCAAGGTGTAGAAGGGTTGGTTAGCATTCCATGTAAGGAAGCTGCTAATAACTCTACCGCTTGTAAAGGAGAACTGTCAAAGATTAGTTCAGTTCGTTTATCACCTTTAGATCTTAACTTAGTAACATCTGCTTTTCTTGGCATCATGTAGTCTGCTACTTCTTGCCAATGTGTCTCCCAGTTTTGTCTTTGGGATTTTAAACGATCATATCGTTTGATTAACGCTTTTGTTAAATCTGTTTGTGCCATTTATTGTCCTAATAAACTTTTTGTTCCTAATGTTGGTTCACCTTCAACACCTGTGACTGATGTTAGAATGGTAGCTGATCTTCCTCTTCGTCTAGCTCTTTGAGCTGCTGTTAAACCTTGTTCCTCTGTTGCTGTTGCTTGAGAG